CGCCTACACCGAAGACGGCAAGGCCTGGGCCGAGGTGCACAGCGCCAAGCTGGAAGCGCTGGAGTCGCTGGTCGAGGAGAACGGCGCGCCGGTGCTGTGCGCCTACCACTTCAAGGCTGACCTGGCCCGCCTGCTGGCCTGGTTCCCTGATGCGCTGGACCTGGCCACCGACGCCGGCATGGCCGGCGCCAAGGCCGGCAAGGGCCGGCTGTGGCTGGGCCACCCGGCCGGTATGGGCCACGGCGTCGACGGGCTGCAGGAGCACTGCGCCACCGTGGCCTTTTTCGGTCACTGGTGGGATCTGGAGCAGCACGACCAATTCATCGAGCGCGTCGGCCCGATGCGCCAGCTGCAGGCCGGCAAAGACCGGCCCGTGTTCGTTCACTACATCGTGGCGCGCAAGACCATCGACGCTGTTGTCGTGGCCCGGCGTGCCGGCAAGACCACCGTGCAAAACGCACTGCTTGAGTACATGAAAGGCACCCCATGATTCACCGCGACATGACGTCCAAGATCACGCTGCCGCTGGGCAACAGCGCGCTGCACCCGGCGCCCAACACCAAGCCGCTGGCCGCCGACGTGGCGCAGCGCAATGAGTTCTTCGTGCACCGCGACGAGTTCCCCGAGCCGGGCATGGTGGCCGCCAGCGCGCCCGTTGCGCCAGCGCTGCAGCGTCAGGAGGGAGGCGGCCACTACAAGGCCATGAAGATCCAGCCCATCGAGTTCATCCACGCCAATGGTCTGGGCTTTGCCGAAGGCAGCGTCGTCAAGTACATCAGCCGTTGGCGCGTCAAGGGTGGCGTCGAGGATCTGCGCAAGGCCCGCCATTTCATCGACCTGCTGCTGGATCTGGAAGCGCCCAAGACATGAGCATCCTGACGCAGGTCATGGTGGCCGAGCGCTACGGGCTGCGGCTGGACGTGGCGCAACTGGCCGCGCTGCTCGGCATCACGCCGAAGACGGTTTACAACCAGGTCAGCGCCGGCACGTTCCCGATCAAGACCTACGTCGACGGTGGCCAGCGCTGGGCCGACTACCGCGACGCGGCGGCCCACTTCGACGCGCTGCGCGAGAAGGCGGCCTAGCCCTGCTGGCTCAGGTAGGCCACCGCCGACAGCATCAACCCGGCGCCCCAGGCCCGGCCGAACTCAGCGCCGACAACCGCAGCGGCAGCCAGCCCGGCCACGAAGATGATCGCGGTGCGCGTCGTGAATTTGAAATTCATTCTGGTTTCTCCTGCGGCTCAGGCCGGTGCAAGCCTTCCGGCTTGAGCTGGGTGTATCGGCGCAGGTTGTCCCACTTCTTGTGGCCCGTGACCAGCGCCACCTGCGGAATATCGTAACCCTGCTCAAACAGCAGGCTGGTGCCTTCGTGCCGCATGTCGTGCAGGTGCAGATCAGGGATGGCCAGCTCGCGGCACGCTTCGGTGAAATACTTTGACCACGCCGTCGGCGTGATCGGGAACACCCGGCCGCCGCGCGGCTGGCGCTGCACGATCTCCCAGGCCGCCGGCAGCAGCGGCACCCACTGATCGTTGCCGGTCTTCTTGCGCGGGTCTTTGCGGTCGCGCACCAGCGCCAGACGCTTTACCTCGTCGATGTCAGCCCAGGCCAGCGCGCATATCTCGCCGCGCCGCATGGCGCTGGCCACCGCGAACAGCACCGCGTCAGCGTAGACATCGGCCTTTGCGCTGGGCCGGGCGCGCAGGTAGACGCCGATGCGGTGCAGCTCGTCCTCGGTCGGCCGCCGCTCGCGTTTGCCGCCGCCGCCGATCAGGCCCATGTGCTTGAGCAGCGGCCGCGCCGCGCCCACCGCGTCGGGCAACGTCAGCCCTTTGGCGCTGGCGGCATACCGCAGCGCCGTCGACAGCTTGCCGATGTCCATGTTCAGGGTGTAGGGGCCGGCACCCTCGTCGCGCCGCTCGGTGCAGTAGGCCACCAAATCAGCCGTGCCAAGCCGGCGCGCGTCCTTGCCGCCCAGCAGCCGATTCAGTGCCTTGAGCATGTAGTGTTCGTTGCCGTCGTCGCGGATTGGCCGCGTCACGTCGCGCAGCTTGCGGTAGGCGGTCAGCAGAGCGCCGACGGTGATCGCCTCCTCCTCGACGGGCTGGTCGGCGTCCATCGCCGCCTCGATCTTTCGCGCCCAGGCCAGCGCGGCGGCCTTGGTCGGGTGCGTCTTGCAGATAGACTTGCGCCCGGCGCGCCGGATCAGGGCGCGCCAGCGCCCCTTGATCTGCAGAATCGATGCCATCTGATACCGTATCCGTTGAATATCACGCGCTGCGGGATACAGCGGGAACCAGCAGGATATCAGCGGGCACGCCGCCCCTGGTAGACCGGGCTAGGGGGCGCGGTTTTTAGCCTGTAGCGACCATAGTTCAGTGGGTGGATTACCTAGGGCGCGCTGCCGCTGGTATCACTTTGGTATCAGGCCTTGCCGTTGGCCTTGTCGATCGACCGCAGCCCCGCCATGCCCAGCAGCGACATCAGCAGCCCAATCAGGTCGGTCACGCCCAGGTCGGGGTACAGCGGCAGCACCGGCACCGGGCCGCCGTGCCAAGCGTGCAGGATCACGATGCACTGGTAGACCCAGATGCACGTCATCACCAGCGCCTTCGGGATGTAGCACATGGCCAGCGCGGTGCCGCATACCCAGCCGACATAGGGCCGCCAGCCCGACGTCCAGATGCTGGGGTTGGCAGCCTCGATCTTGTTGGTGTCGATCTGACCCTGCACGACCGCGAAGACGGCGGCGATCTTGGCCTTCTCGGCCTCGGTCTTGTCTTCGAAAAACATCCCTAGGATGTCTTTTGCGGCCGTTGCCGCCGCGCCGATGCCAGCGATGTCCATGCTCATGGTTCAAGCCCCCACGATGCCGGCGGTGTAGCCGCTGGCGGTCTTGGTGATGATGCGGTTCCCAGGCTTGGCCATGCGCGTCGACGCGTGCACCCAGGTGCCCTCGTAGATCAGTTGACCAATGCCCAGCACGCCGACCCGCGGTGCCAGCGCGCGGCAGATCTGCAGCGGCGTGCCGAAGGCGGGCGCTGTCCAGTCAGCAGCAGCGGCCAGCGGGTGGTCGCCGGTGGCGTCGATCCCAGCGCCGTCGCGCGGGCGACGCACGGCAAAATTCAGCGCTGGGCTGCGGTAGCCACTGCTCAGCCGCATCGGCACGTCGTGGCCGGCCTGGCGCGTCAGCTCGGCGCGGATGTCTTCCAGCATGCGCAAGGTCTTCTGCGCCTCGGTCAGCAAGATCGACGGCATCACGCTGTTGATGCCGCGCGAACGAGCGGTGTCGCTGGCCTGGAATTCTTCAAGCGTGAAGTGCACGGTCACGGCTTGTTCCAGAAGTGCAGCTGGATGAACTCGCGCATCGGCACCCAGATCAGCAGCGCCAGGCCGGCGATGATGGCCCACACCAGCGCGCCGGTGGTCTTCTCGATGATGGCGCGGCGAAAGGCCAGGGTCTGCGCCTCGCGCTCGATGGCCATCTCTACCCACCGGTGCTGACGGTCGGTCAGCAGCGCTTGGGGCATCGAGTCGCGCACGGCGCTGGCGATGGTTTCGCGCATCGTGGCCGTGCGCTCTTGCATCAGGACTTCCATCTCTGTGATCCTGTCGCTGTTCGCTTGCAGTGCGCGCCACAGACCGTCTTCCGGTTGCTGATCCTGCCGGTATGTCGTGCTCATGGCTCAGCTCGCATTGACGACACGGCAGCTCTCCCACCAGTTGCCGTTCCCGTCTTTTCTGAACCGCCAGGTGCTCATCGTGTTGATGCTCGGGATGACCAGTGCCGCCGATTTCTTCCAGCCGGCCGGGATCGTCACAGCGCCGCCAGCAGTTGCTGCGCCCCCGTTGTAGACCATGATCGTGGCTTCTGCGCCGGTCGGGGCGGTGTCGTTGATAGCGGTCAGCGTGAGGCCGGTAGCTGCAGCGCTCAGGGTCAGCATGTAGCAGTTGCCCGCTGACAGGTCCATCGCATAAGCAGCAGCCCCAACAGTGGCGACAGTGGGCGCCACGCTCATAATGGGCTCGACTGGCATCCAGGCACCAGCGATGCGCGTCTGCAATGGGATACGCGCCGGGCCGCCGATCACAACCGACCCATTCGGGTAATTACCGGCGACTGTAGAGATCACCGTTGCACCGTGAACGGCGGCCGTTCCCTGCAGCACCGGATTGATGACGTACAGCCCGTTGTTGCTGACAACATCAATATCGCAATCTGTCATCGTCGGCCCGGTGATTTGGCCGCCATAGGCCGCCCCCAGGCTGATGCCGCAACCGGCCTGGTAGTAGCCGCCGCCGATGATCGTCAGCCCAGTGATGTTGCCGATTGCGCTTTGCTTGATGGCAAACCCGGTGTTGCTCTCGAAATTCGTTTCAATGAGCGTAGTGCCTTTGATGCTGCCCAGCGTGCAATCAAGGTAAATGCCCCAAAGCAGGCCCTCGAAGTCGCAGTTGATGAACGTAGCGCTGTTCGTGCCCTTCGACCCCGGGCTGATCTCCACGCCGATCCTGCCGGGCGCTGACAAAAAGCTGCACCGCATGAACGTCACGGCGTTCAGCGCTTGCTTGCTGTAAAACTGACTGGCGCTCAGATTGGCCTGGCTGGTGCAGTCGGTGAAGCTGCTCAAGTAGCAGGTGTCCGTGTAGATGCCATAGGAGCCATGCCCGTACACGCCAACGTCGGTGCATGCCAGCGTGGTGTTGTAGGCCCTGATCCCGCAGCCGCTGGAGGCATTGCCGGTGATGAAAATTCCGCTGATGCCCTGCGCGTCGATGTGGTTCGCGTCGGGGCTGACTTCAGCCGGGTCGCCAAAGTGCACCGCATGCCCGCCGCTGGTGTTTGCGTTGTGGATCTGCGTGATCGCTGTGCGCCGGCCACCCTTGCCGACGAGATACACGCCCTGATAGGGGTTGCTGACCTGGCTCAGGACTTTGTAGCGGCCGGTCAGCACCACTTGGCCACCCTTGCGTGCCACGGTGCCGACTGCTGCGATGGCTGCATTGATAGCTGCGGCGTTGTCGGTGCCGGTCGTGCCGTTCCAATCGGGCACCGCACCGTAGTCCTCGACGTAGACGGACAGCCACTCGCGGTAGCCGATGGTGCCGACTGCATAGTTCAGCTGGCCGTTGAATGCCATCAAGCCGGAGCCCTTGCCGGCGAGTGCGCCGTTGGCCAGGTCGATGGCCAGAGCTGCGGCGCTGCTGCTGTCAACGCCTGGGATGGTGATCGGGTTGCCGCTGCTGTCGAAGGCCAGGACGCGGGATGCGCGAGCCGCCGCAATCGGCAGCGTTGCAATCCCTGCGGCGTCCAAAACCCGAAGTGCTTGGCCGCTGGTGAACCCTTGCTGCTGCAGCAGGATCACAAGTCGATCCAGCGCGTTCTCGATCACCGCCGGACTGAACGCACCGCCGGCCAGCAGGCTGGCCGTCTGCAGCAGCGCGATGGCGCTGGTGGCGGTCAGCGAATAACCTGCCGGCAGTGCCGTGGTCAGCGTGATCGTGCCGCCAGGCGCGGCGTTCTGGTCAGCGTTCAGCGCGACGGTGTAGTCAGCGCTCAGCACCAGCGTGCTCTGCGCCCCGCCCGTGTCAGTGCGCAGCACCAGCAGATCGGCGGCCGTGAACACCTTGAACGCAAATGGGTAACTGACCGCCAGGCCCGTGCCCGTAAACGGCCCGGCGGTGCGGGTCTGGCTGGAGATCGTCATGGCGTGCAGTCTCCCGGCCGCCCGTCCCTGTATGTACGGACGTTTAGTGGCTGTGCGTGTCGCCGTGCAGCAGCCCGTTCCACCAGTCCTTGACGCCCTCGGGGTGCTGCGCGCCGTGGCCCACATCCCAAAGGAATTGGGCCGTGCCGCCCAGCTGGCCGGTGGGCAGGCCCGCCGCGAAGCCGGCCGTGTTGATCGTGTGCTTCAGCCACTTGTCGCTGACCTGCTCGCCGGTCAGCACATGCGCCAGGTCGGTGCCGGTCTTGCCCACCGCGTCGACGATGCTGGCCGCTGGCGTCACCTTGTAGTCGCGCCCGCCCAGGTAGTGCGCCGACAGGTCGCGGGCAATCGGGATGCCGGCAAAGGCCGCCGCCGTCATCTCCTTGGCCGCCCACTTCAGCCAGCTTTCCTCGTCGGCGCCTTCGGCCGGCGGGTGCACCAGGCTGTGCAGCACCTGCACGCCAAGCGTGTAGACCAGCGTGCGCATGATCACTGTGCTGGCCAGCTGCGTGGTGCTCCAGTGGTTCGCCTCTTTCATCGCGGCCCGGTGCTCCGGGCTGGTAACCAGCTTGCTGGTGTCGATGATGCGGTTG